AGCAAAGCGCCAAAATCCCGCTGTTTTATCGAATCTAAATACTCGTCGTGCAACACCTGTGCCACCGTCACAAGCGCGACATCGGCGACTGCAAAGTCCACGGGGCCGTCGTAGCCCTGGTCTTGCAACCACCTTACCATGTTTGTCGCCTTCTCACGTAGGAATTCGGCGACAGTTGGCATTACGTAAGGCAAGCTACGGCTGCACCCACTGCAAGGGGCGTCAGAATAAAGGCGCGTCCGTCGGGGGATCCGTCGCGTTTGAAAGCGCTTCGTGGTTTGAGTGCAAACATGCCCATGCCCGTGAGCAGCGCCGCACAAAAGCCGCGCTGGTATGGCTGGCCGAGGCCGACGGCGACGCAGACGCCGCGCCACCCCTCGATTACCTCTTGCTCTCCCATGGCACTCATACTTTAGAATTAACCGCCTCGGTGAATTTACCAATCCAAGCCAAAACGTCCACCTCCCGGCTTCGGACCCATCGTTCCCATCACATTCCCGCTGTAATCCGTCCCCGACTGGCGGTCCGGGTTGAGGTTCATCACGTTCCGGGCCATCGAGTTCAGGTCGCGGTCGCGGCCGAGCGGCTGGCCACTGTCCGACTGGGTCCAGTCCGTGCGATTCGACGGGCGCTGACCCTCCGTCGCCGACGCGAACGGGAGCTGCACACCCGCCTGGTGCTTCTGGTGCCACTGGTACGGAGCGAGCCAGCCGGTCGAGTACTGCGCGTCCTTGGCCGTGCGCTTCGAGAGCTCGGGCCCGTCGATCTTGCCCTGGTCGCACAGGTAGAGGAAGTGCAGGTCGTCGAACGTGTTCACACCCCACTGCTGGATCATCTGCTTGCGGATCGCGAAGTCGTAGTCGTCGTGCACCTGCGCAACACGCCGATGCACAAACTCAGGGTACACTTCCATCAGCCACTTGAGATTACCTGGTTTGCGAACGTCCACGAGCGTGTTGATGTACCGGTCGAAGTCGGCGAGCTCGGCCTGCTTCTGCATGGCCTGCAGGTAGTCGACCTCCGAGTCCTGGATCGGGTCCGGGCGCGGCACGGACGACGAGCCAACCTCCGCCGCAGCGTTGCGAATGGCCGCACGCGCGACCATGCGCTCCTTCGCGTCGTTCGGCAGCGAGTACTTCGCCGACGCCATGCCCGAGTAGTTGTACCACTCAGGCGCGTTCGCCGGGCGCGACATGTCCGCACCACCCGTCGGGGGGGCCATCTTCTGCCGCGCGGCGAGCTCGTAGTCGTGGAGCTGCTGGGCCATGGACTCTCCCATCCCGGCACTGTTGGCCGAGTTGTAGAGGCTCATGCCACTGGTCCCTTGCGTTTCAGCCATACCTGCACCTGCCGGAGCCATCTCTGTCTGTCCCAGCAGTCAGAAACTTTAACCTTGCGACACACAGACCTTGAACCAGAGGTGGATTCTACCGAAGCTCGCGCGCTCACCAGCATGGTTAAGGAACCCCATTGTCAGTTGGCGCATGTTGCTAGGTGAGGAGAACGTGTGCGTCACGAGGCCCCGTGGCTCGTACTTGTGGAACTCCTTGGCACCAGTCGAGGCGTTGTCGTCCGACCCGGCGTGCAGCACCGCAAACGCCCCACTTGCCGCTTTGTTGTTGCTGAGCACCTCGCCGTCGACCTCGTCGATGTGCAGGGCGACCCAGTCGTCGTTCTGGAAGTCGTGCTCGTTCTGGAACCCCACCTGGCGCTGATTGACGATCGAGTAGCCCACCAGCTTGATCCAGTGCACGTAGCGCACCGAATTATCCAGCACGATGCGCAGGTCCCTCTTCGGCCACTGCTTGATGCGGTAGAGCGGGAAGAGTCGCGTGTGGTCCCCGGTCGCATTGGTGGTTTCTGACACCCGAATCAAGTGGCGGCGTTGGAGCAGCTTAAGCGCTCTGGGGGAGGGGTTCCCGGTGTTACTATAATGGCGGTATTCCCAAAGGTTATCCGGTGGCGTTGTGCAGTCGATGGACTTGTTGATGCGGTAGGCGTATGTGTTGGCCGGCAAATCAGTATACGTGACGAGGTTGCTCGTAGGGTCGATTATAGCAGGGTTTTCGCCAAGAGGGGCGATGGGAGCAAGGGAGCTCGCGGCCCAGGTCAGAGAGTGGGTGGCAGAAGCACCGATCATGCCACTAGTGATTTGCCGCACTTCCTTCTTCTCGAGCACCGTGATGTAGTCTGTGTAGCCGCTGGTCTGCAGGGTGCCAATGCGTACGACGTCGCCAACGTCCAGGTCGAGGCTGAGATCTCGATGACTCGTCATGATCCACGTGGTCGAGTCGTTGAGGACGATTGCCGACGGGACGTTATTCACCGTTTCAACCATCACCGACCACACAGCGCCGCGCCATTCATCGGGCGAGTCCGACGAATTGTACTCCCTACTGGCGAACAGGTCGACGACGCGTTTGTCGCAGTCCATTTGCGGGTTTAGTTGGAAAAGATCTGACGTTTGGGTGTGCATGGGTAACTGCCGCTCCAAGGTGATTGACGTGATTCCGGATAAGGATGTGATGCTAAACATCGTCGAGACCATTGTGCTCATGGAGGAGATGCTCAAGAGGGGCGAGGCGCCCACGAAGGCGCAGAAGAAGGAGATGAAACGGATAGGGAACGTGACACGGGAAATGAAACGTCTGGTAAAGGTCCAGAAGGAGTGAAGAATTTTCCGATTGTGTCTAGAAAGCACTGCATGAACCAATGGGCTACGCAACCCAGGCGGAGGTGGACGAGGCTTTCGCTGTCCTGGATGAGTACCTTGCTGAGCGTGAAGCAGAACCTGTCCGCGGTTGTCTTGGCTGTGGCTCTACTGTCTTTCATCGTGGCGCAAACCCGGGCGCAAACTGTGGCTACTACGACGTCTGTGCCGACTGCGGCGCAGTCGCTCAAGCGGGATACGGACGCAGCGACAGCTGGGCCTCCGGACCCACCCGACCAGTGTCCAACTACAAGCGCATCCACCACTGGCATGAGCGCATTTCTCAGCTCTTGCTACAAGAGAGCGACATCCCTCCTGAGCACTTTATCCAGATTGCGCAACGCCTCCTCGACGGGAGCCATGCCGTTATCAACAAGGATGTCATCCGAGGAGTACTCAGATCTCTAAACATGCAACAGTACATCGAAAAGTGGCTCAAGATCATCCAGAGATGCACCGGCATCGAGCCGCCCAAGCCCGGCGCACAGCTCTTACAGATGCTCGACGACGCCTTCATCGAGCTCCAGCAGCCCTTCAAGCACTTCAAGGTGGGTGCGCGCAAGAACTTCCTCAACTACAACTACGTCTTCTGCCGCCTCTTCCAGCGCCTCGGCTGCACGCAGTTCTGCATGTTCTTCCCGCTCATCAAGTCGCGCCAGAAGCTCAAGGTGCTCGACGAGATGTGGGCGGCGATGGTGACGAGTGTGGGGTGGGACGTCAAACCCCTCCAACACGTGGCACCATTCGCTGTACGACTTGAGCAACCTGCCGCTTTACTACGGCAGATAACAGACAGAGTTTCAGCTGAAAAACTGGCTGTGCTGACCAAAGGGCCATCGAAAACGGGATTCCGAAAGTCGGATCAACGGCTTCTCCGTGAACTAGACCGGCAAACGCAGCTAAAGCGGCCCCGTTCATCCCAGCCTGAACCAGAGCTTCAAAGACTTGGTCAGAGAGTGGTGCGTCCTCGGTCCGTGGTGGCAAAACTGCTTCGATAGTCGCGCCCATGGCCACGCCGACAGCGACCTGTGTCACAGAGACCTGAATTGCCTTAGCGGTCATTGTCTGTCAGGGGTAGGCCGGAAAATGTCGCCTGTGTAAAGGTTGTCGTCGTAGAATCCCTTCAGCTCTCGATATGCCTTCATTTGCTCTGGTAAAAGAGGATCTCCCCTCAGCTTTTCAAGTGCGTTCATTTGCCCATGTACAAGAGGATCGAGCGATTGTGCTTTGGCGGAGTGAGGTGCCTCGTTGGTGGTGCCCTTGTCGTGCTTCCAACGATCATACGCCAATTTGGCGGGTATTGCTAGGGCAGCCAATGACAGTGCCGAATTGGTAGCAAGTTCCCATTGCCTACGTGTGCGTCGTCTTCTGGCTACTTGCCATTCAGGGTGTTCTTCATAAAAACGATCGTATTGTATGGCATCGTTAACGACCAAATTGTCTTCATCGTTTACCGAGTAGTGACGCATGCCGTGTTCGTCGATACGTACCCTATACGAAGGCCCGTCGCGCTGAGGATCAGTATCCCACTCAGTATCGAATTGGTATTCTGTGAGGACCCCTGGTCTTGCTATGTTAACCAAGACCTCACCATTTATCTTGCTATGGTAATTGGCTCGTAGGTCTATCGGTGGTGGTCGGTACCTTTCCTCGGGATAAGCGCTAGTCCACTGCCGCAGCACCTCCCATGCGCGCTCACCAGCAGTCGGCTCCACCATACCACTAGGAGGATCGACGTCCCGTGCATACATGGACACTTCCGCGCCCATCACGACCTGTGATGCGAAAAATAGGACCGGAAGCCGGTGTTTGGAGTGTCATCGTTTATAGTAAGGCCTGTCAAATCTGGGTCCTGAGCAGGTGGAGGTTGCAGCTGGACGGGTTGATGTTGATTATGCCCATACCCGACGTTTCTAAAACCAAACGCATCAAGTAACGTTCTCTGGTCACGTCGAGCGTTGTATTCACTGGTACCTGGAATACTGGCTTGGAACAGAGCTTCGGAACCTGGGTTTTCTCGAAACATCGCCGCGATTTGCCCTGGTTGGCGTACATCGTACCTTCTCGTGAGTTGTCGCATTTGATCTTGCTCAACGGACGAGATCCACGGCAAACGCGTATTACGAGACTCGTATTCCTGCAGGTATTCGGCCTCCTCCCTCTGAAGCGCATCATCGATTCCCGTGGAGGGTGCCGAATTCCCTAAGTTAAAGAAACGTCTAGGTGCGGTCCCAAGTGACCGTGTCGCGCCCTCATCAATGGGTTGAAATCGCTCCCGGGGGTCCATTACTTAACGAATTGATCCCAGGGTTTTGGAAAGATGTCGCGCGCGCTCATGAACTGCGACGCGCTCTCCGGCCCTTCGCGCGGCGGCACCTTCTGGTCCGCGTTCATCGCCGCCTCCCAGTACTCCTTCGACCCCATCTGGAAGGGCCCGATCTCCTGCGCCTTCCACCAGCACATCATCTCGAGCGGGTCGATGTGCGTGTCGGGGCACGTGTTGATCACGAGGATCTCGTTGTCCTCACAGTAACAGTCGACCATGCGGTTGAACGCGTCCTTGGTCAGGAAGTCGCCGAAATCTTCCCACAGCGCCTCGCGCTGCCGCCCCTGGATCGTCTTCATGATCAGGATGAAATCCGTGTTACCGCGGATCGTAGGCGTGATGGCCTTGGCGTACTGCGTCGTGATCAGGGTCATGATCTTGTAGTGCCGCCCCGCGACGAAGAGCTCCATCAGGTTCTCGTCGTACTTGAGCCGCTGGTCGCTGATCACGTCGTCGAGGAGCACGAAGAAGGGTGCAATCTTCTCCTTCTCCTCGTCCGTCAGGTTCTTGTCGTTCAGGATGGCTTTCTGCCGCTTGAAGACCGCGTCCAAGATCTCAGGCTCGTACTTCGGGAAGATGAACTTGGCCGGCACGTAATCCCGCCAAAACTTGTTCAGCTCGTCGGTCTGTGAGATGACGATCCCAGCGGGGATCTTATCCTTCAACAGGTACATAAGATTTCGAAACGCCCAACTCTTCCCCGTCCGCCGTTTCCCACACGCTACGATCGTCGCGTCCATCTTTAACCCCCCCTCCTCTGCCACCGGGTCCCACTCCGGTAAGCATGGCAGCTCGATCTCGGCGTAATTGTCAGCTTGCAGCACGGGCATCGTCGCATGCTTGCCGTATGCCTTGCTGCCCTGTTTGTTGGGTGCTTGGTTCTCTTTGCCACCAGCGGGTTTGACAGCGCCTCGCGCCACTGCACCGGATTGCCCACTAGGCTGGGGTTTCGATGGTCCGCCGGTAGACGGGGGCGTCTTCGAATTGGTCGGTGGCATCGAAAGAGCCTTCCTTCATCTCAGAAACTTGGTCAACGTACGGCTTGCCCATTGCCCATTCGGCGTTCAAGAAGGCGCTTACCTCAGGCTTCTGCTCCAGACTTCCACGCTGGCAGACGACCGACACGTCCTGGAAGCTCCAATGGATGCCGAACTTGTCGCCCCCGACGCCCGTGTAGACCTGATTCGCGTACATCGTAGCGGCCACCACGTCGCCCGGTGCGACCATACCGTTCGGGACGGTGGTGCCCTTGTGGTCGCAGATCGTGATCGTTCGCGCATACTTGCCCCCCATGCCGTCCCATGCATACTTCGTGCTGGAGAGGTTCAGCGTGTGCCCGTTGAGCGCCCCCGTCTGCTTGTCGTACTTCGGACGCACGCTGCGGATCTGCAGCATCTTGACCTCGTCCTTACTCAGGTTCTTGCGGCCGAGGATCTTTAGCTGGTGCTCGGTGACGAATTCAAGCAACTTCTCGTCGATCTCCTCGAGTTTCGCGCGAAATTCCTCGAATTCCACATTAGGGGCCTCGTTGATGCAGGCGTCGTTCAAATCCAGCGTGAACTTGGCCTTCGTGATGTCCGTCGGGCCCCACATCGTACCGAAGTTGCCGTCGCCGGTGACTCGCGGCCACAGTGTGACGGCGGGGGACGAGACGAGCGCCACCTGGCAACCCTGTGGCTGCATGATCATGTTCACGGATGTCTTGCCGTTACGATCAGCACCGAGTGTGAACGTGACCTGGGCGACATTGAGCTCGCGGTGCGGGAAGAAGTGCTTCATTGCTACTTGAAGTAGCGATCAGAAATTCCACTGATCCGATTGTCAGTGTATGGGGCCACATTCAGTGCCGAAACAGTGGGCATCCACGTAACGTCCCCGCGCTCCCCACACCCCAAGGCGATCGGACCCTGTTCGGTCTGAAACACCTCCACGGGTCGGTCGTCCTTGGATGCCAGACCCGCAAAATTGTCCATCGCACCTATGGTGCTTACCTTCGCATACGGCCGGTGGGGGTTCCACTGTGGCCGCCCTGCGTCCTTGCGACGGGGGGCGTATTCCCCGTTAGGTATGCACAGCGGGGGCAGGTCCACTGTGTACGTCCCCAGGTCCGGGGCTCTCAGATCCGGTCGCGGGACACTTGGACGCTCGCGATTCCACGGACAGCTCTTCACCTGTGCCATCGTTGCGGTCTCTTTTGGAAATAAGCGGCTCGGGGTCTGAGTCGCTGGTGTCTGTGAGGAAGGGGTCCGACGGCGGGCCGTCCCAGCACCCGTTCCGGTTCCCGGGCTCCAGGTAGGTCCAGAAGTCGTAAGTGGTGTGCTGGTCAGACTCCTCGATGCGATTGAGGACCTCGAGTTTCTCTTGTGCTGTGACGCGCGGCACACTGTCACACCCACGCTTCATGAAGGCGTAGAATGTGGTGTAACGGTCCAGCAGAAAGCCGAAGAGATCGGGGTCCCGCCATACGCGGTAGATCTTCATGTCTGTGGGGGTCCAGCTGACGAAATCGCACCAGTCCCGGTCGAGGATCTCCATGAGGCCGTTCACTTGGCAGTAGTACGTCGGTGGGATCTTGATGTGCGGCACCTGCTTCACAAAGGGGCACTTCACCTCAATCATGCCACGGGAGCCGACGAAGCCATCGGGTGAGCCGCCCAACCAGGGGTAGGAGGGGTGCTCAAAGAAGCCCCCATGCGTGACGACGTTGCCCGTGCGCACCATGTACTCCAACACCGCGTTCGCTTCGTTCGTGGTGCCCCATCTGCAAGCCTCCGTGCCTATCTTGCCCGGATTGAATTCCTCTGTGCCTAGTGAGAGCCTCAAGCACTTGGCGCGCGACTGGTACGGACAAATGCCGGCCGCGGCACCGAATCGGGAGGCCGTCAGCTTCCCCCGGCGTGCACTAAACCACGCAGGCGTCCCTTGCTGAGTATCCATACTGTTTCAGTATGAGAAAATTCTATGCAGCTTGCAAATGACGTGGGGATGGAACGCACGAGGGGCCCTGCCGGTGGATGGCACAGGCCTCAACACGACCGGTGGTGGCTCCGTCGGGGGGGTTAGTGAAGCTGCGAAGACGGCGGCGTGGCCACGCTATGAAGCCGATTACCTCAAGCGTGCTCTCACTTCAGATCGTTACAAGTACGACACGGAAGGCATGGACTCGGAGCAGAAAGCTGTCTACCTCGATCGCATCGTTGCGAATTACCAGGCGGAGGCCGACGAGTGCCTAAAGGCCGAGTTCGAGCAGTGGCTGGAGGGGCGGCACGAATGTAACGACCCGTCGACAGAGCATCTCTACGAGAACGCCGACGGTAAGCCGGTGCGCCGTTGGGTGTTCCGCAATCCAGAGGCCATGGACGACCAGGGGGGGTGGAAGGTGTCCCAGCCACGTGCGGGGTGGAAGCATACTCCTTGGGGGCGCACACCACTCACCTACCTGCCCGGGGTGCGTGATTACCTACGTGCACAGAAGGAGAAGGCGCACGAGGAGGACACAAAGATGCAGCTCCTCGCAGAGTTTGGGCCGCAGGACATTGATCAGGCGTGGAAGTACTTCAAGCACTGGGTCAAGGGTCGGCCCCTGTCCGATGCCGTCGCCATTCAGCCCTACTACGACGAGATGCCAGAAGAGCGCACCATCTTCAACCGAATCCCCAACAGCTTGTATGCCTACGACTCGGAGCCGAGTGACCGGCAGCCAGGCGTCCGCGCGTCCGACAGCAATGCCTTCGATGCGGCAATCAGCAAGCCTGGGGAGGCCAAGGTGCGTGTCACGACGCCGGGTGAGGACAAGAATGTGCAAGACGTGCGGGCCCTCACCGACAGGGCACAGCATTTGCTCGCGACTCTGTCCCTCGGCCCCGATAACCCAACGGCGGAGATGAAGCAGAGAGAGGATGCCCAGAAAGCGAGTGACTTGATGGACATCGACGAGCAGGTTGATGCGAAGAGGACCGAAAAGGGGGCGCAGATCGTCAGGCAAAGGGAACTGAGCGGACCGACGACGCTTGTGCCAGCGCTTGCTTAATTCTGAATTGTGAGTAGTATGTTTGGGCGCTCCGATCCATTCTTCAAGAACAACAGGCCACACTCCAACCCCTTCCTCGAATCGCTGCACCGGACATACGGGCAGCCAACTGGTGCGCTTCCGAAGCGCGACGACGCTCAATTTCAGCGTGCCTTGGACTTCCGCAAGCGCGAAAAGGATCATTACGCCAAGATGGAGCAAGAGCTCGCCGCGGGGAAGGAAGCGTATGCACTGCTCATGAAAGAGCAGACACGGCTCGCCGATGTGCTCAACAAACTTTCCAAAGCCCAGGCGAGCATGCCGGTCATCCCGCCCCACCTACTCGAACAAAGACTTTCCAAGGGAGTCGAAGAAGATGAGCTTTCTGAGTTCCGGGTTCGTGCCGGGGCAAGCGACGCCGCTGACAGTGGCGCGGGAGTGGGCGTCGGTGCCGAAAGCGCTAATGCTGGCAGCGCTGGTGATGGGGGTGCGCGAGTACCTGAAACCCCCGTCAAAGGTCGTCGTCAACGCAAAAGCGTGTCAAAGCAAGTACTGCAAGAGCGAGATCTGGGTGGATCGGCCGATCAACACGCTGAACAAGGACCAGAGCATGGGGGTGGGGCTGTCGAGGCCGAGTCAGATGCCGTGGGTGGGGGCGGTGGGCAAGCAGGTGAAGAGTGACTTCGCGCGTGAGCAGCTCATGTCGCCGGGTGTGCAACTGGTGGCTAGAAGTGTAGCGAACCAGGTCGCGGCGCCTGCGTAATTTTCCGGTTGTGGAGTACCCATGCCTCAGCTGCAAATCAACCAGGGTCCACAGGACGCACTCTTGTACGATAACAACAAGTCATACTTTACTAACGTCGGCTACGTCCGCACCTCGAACTTCCAGGTGGAGTACCGCGACGTGGACTCGCAGAACAATGCGAATTTCGGCCAGACGGTGCAGTTCATCATCCCGAAGGCGGCGGACCTCCTTGGCCCCGTCGACCTGCGTCTGGAGCTGGATTCGCCTAACTCTTGGGACCCAGTCACCACAGTCTCGACTGGCCAGGCGTGGTACGCGCAGTGGGTCGACGAACTCGGCTTCGCGATGATCGACAAGATGACCTTCTCGGTGGGCTCCAACGACATCGAGACGATCACCGGTGAGCAGATGCAGATCCAGAACGAGCTGATGACCTCGGACGAGATGCGCCTCGGCTACGACCACACCTTGAAGACCGGGCGGCGCGCCTTCCTCGGTGGGCACGACTACACTGTCATCTCGAAGGCCGCGACGCACGTCCCCTGGCTTAACGGTACCTCGGCTGCCTCCGGTTCCCCGACTGTCACCCCGGCGACCGCTGGAGCCTACACCCTTGGTACCGTAACGTCTTCTACGTCAGGGACGACGGCCAGCGCCGGCAATCTTGCCATCGCAATCGGCGACCTGCTTTACACCCAGGGTGGCGTTTTCGTCGGCAAGATCACCGAAGCGATCATTGCTACCAATTCAGCCGTTATGTCGAGTAATGAAATCAAATTGGACCACGTGGCGATTGATCTGGACGCTGCTACCGCTTTGGTCATTGTTCGCTCGGTAGGTCACTACTACCCCGGCGAGATCCCTCTGCCGGCAAAGGCGGCCAACGTTTTAGCGACTACAGGAAACGGTAAAGGGGCGGGCAACACCACTTACGGCAAGCTCATGTGGGCGCGTCGCGGTGGCTTCCAGGAGGACTTTACCCGCCTCTGCTGTTACAAGGCAAAGGGTGATAACGTCATCGGTGACGCTAGCGTTTCGCAGGCCCCACGGCTGCTCAACGTGCCTCTCGGCTTCTTCTTCGCCAAGCACGTCTCGCAGTACTTCCCGCTCGCGGCGGTCGCTGGCTGCAACGACGTGCGCGTCTCGATCAAGTTCCGCCCGCTCAAGGAGCTGCTGCAGGTGAACCGCATCGGTTCCACTTCCGCCGCTTTCCCCTCCTTCCCGTCGAACAACCCGATCAAGGATCTCAAGCTTCGTTGCCATTACGTGCACGTGACGGGCCCGGAGGCGCAGCTCCTCATGAACAAGGAGCACGTGCGCCTCCTCAAGCTCTGGCAGCACCAGTCCAAGTCGTTCACGGATTGCGCCAACAAGTCTAAGTTCGATCTTGACCTCTCCCTCCTCCACCCGTGCTCGACGCTCATCGTCACGATCCGTCGTGAGGAGGACGTCGCGAACAGTGACATTGACAGCTGCGATGCCGCACAGAAGGGCTTCTTCTTCTACCACGGCGACGGCACCAACCCGAACTATGACCGCGCGCAGAGTCTGCTTGGCGGTGTCACGGTTACTGGCACGGATCAGGGCGTTGGTGATAATGCCACCTCGCGCAATACCGTCAAGGTCCAGTCGATCGAGCTCTCGCTCAACGGCCAGGAGCGTCACCCCGGGCTGCCAAAGGGTATTGAGTCGGAGTTCATCCGCTCGCGCCTCATCCCGGGTCTGCACTCGAACTCGAACGCGTACCAGAAGCAGATCACGGCGATGGGTGTGCATGGCACTGGTCTGACGGAGGATGCGCAGGCCTTTTCAGCCCAGGCCGAGGGTTCGGACTTGGCGAAGTATGGTCTGCAGGGGTCGAAGAACATCTTCGTCTACCCCTTCAGCCTCAACCCCGAGGGTGGCAACCCGGCGGGTGCGGTCAACTTCTCGAAGGTGTCGCACGCCAAGCTGTCGATCCACCTCGACCCGCCCACCGGTGTCATGGGCACGCAGAACGTGGCGGACATCAACAATTCGCGCGGTGGCACGAACTACCGTGTGGACGTGTATGCCCTCTACTACAACTGGCTGCAGATCAAGGATGGTCGCGCGCTCCTCAGTTTCGCATAATCTGATGTGCTGCTGACATGACAGACGTCGCCTGCCCGATCCAGTGTGTGGGTGTCGGCTGTCCGCAGCCAGACTTCATTGAGCGAAACGGTGCGTGGTTATTGACGGTGGTGGGTGTGTTTACGGGGGCGTTGGGGACCATGCTCACGTTCTTTCTACGGAGCCGGTGCACCAAAATCAGGTTTTGTGGCTTGCAATGTGATAGGGAATTGCCTCCCGTGGAACCCGAGGCGATTGAATTCGAATCCAGTAAACCCAAGGGTTCTTCTGACGCGTAGTGTGTGTATGTCTCTGGTCATCTCCATTGATGTGGGGATCAAAAACCTCGCAATTTGCGCGTTTGATTTCACTACAGCCCAGGTGGTGTACTGGGATAACGTCTCGCTAGTGCCCAATGGACGTTACATACCTGCACAGAACGTGCAGTACGTTCGGGACTTCATTTGGAGACATCAGCACCTCTTTAACAACTGCGCCGCACTCGCCATCGAGCGCCAGATGCGGTGCAACATGCGTATCATCGAATCGGTCTTCCAGACGCTCTTCTACGACCGATGCCACGTCATCAACGCGCGCTGTGTGAAGATGCACTACGGCCTCAGCACGCGCAACTACCGGACGAACAAGGAGAAGGCCGTTGAGTGGGCCACGCAATTCGTCAAGCAGAACACCCTCGTCGTGTTACCAGAGCTCGTCAAGCGCTGGGAGGCCACGACCAAGAAGGACGACCTCGCAGACGCGCTCCTACTGGTGATGTACTACCTCGACACTTATTCTAATCAAGTGGAAGCAAAGTAATGCCGTCGACTCGTAGCTCCGGAGACACACTCATGGGCGCGCTCGACGCTTCCGATGACGATTACGACCCCGATTACGACGAGGAGGAGAGTGCGGGGAGCGACGACGAGATCCCGAAGACCATGGGCCGCGACCGTGCCAAGTGGATTGAGGACAACGTGGAGGACATCGAGTGGCTGTACCGCAAACTACTGGAGGACGGTCGCTCGGTGATGGGCCAGGCATTCTTGCAGACTGGAAGCATCACATCGTTTGCTAAATACCTGTACAAGAACACGACGCCCTTTTCTGAGCATTAGTCATCATGTCAGCCTGGGTCATCGCACTTGGCCTCTCTGCTGGGTACCTCATCAACAAGAACGTCACCCTCAAAACGCGGCTGCAAGCGGTGGCACAGGAGGCGAATCACGGGGTGGGCCCCGCGACGGACGGGCCGCCGGTGCAGATGATTCGTCAGGTGCAGCGGACGGTGCCCGATGCTGACAAGTATGAAGAGATCAACCGACAGGATTTAAAGCCGAAGGACCAGGAGAAGATCCTGGAGGCTCGGAGTGAGAAGGCGCAGGAGGTGCGTCAGTACGAGGCGCCGAAGCTTCCTGAGATTGAGGGGGTGTACCTGATGCGCGGATTCTAACTCGCGCCGACTTCATGCGCTCAGTATGCGACTGACGCTGCTTGTCTGCCTTCTTGGCATAGGCTTCGTCCAGGAGCGTCGTTGTGCGTCGGCTGAAGTCGTGTGCAAGAGCGGCGTCCACTCGGTTCATTTCGGCCTGTTGTGCGGCGTAAACTCTAGGGTCCCCGTAGCGCGACTGCAAATCCGTTTTGTAGCCTTCGACCTTTCCCTGCAAGCTCCACATCACCTGCCGCCTCATCGTGTCGATGTCGTTGCATGCCATTTGCACTCTCATGAGAAATACATGCCAGTAAGACGATGATGGTATAGCACATGCAAAGTGCCCCCGCGAGGAAAGCCAAGCCTAGAAGACACAAGATTTGGATCTCTGAGGACATCATCGTGTTCGATAGGTGGAAATTCTGATTGTGCTGATGACAAACGATGATGGACATGATGTGCCAGAGACGCCTTGCGACCGCTGCAGTTGTTGGTGCGATCATGGACCGCTTTCACTACGGTGGTATGTACAATCATGCGGTCGCGGGGGCGCTCGTCGACGTGATGTGCCAGGTGCAGGCGGGTGTGCCGCTTACTGGCCTCTTGACCATGGATCGTGCAATGGAGGTGGGTCAGGCCGCGGCCGCGGGTGTGGCCGGGGGGGTCGTGAGCGACAAGGCTAAGAGGTTCATCTAGAACGGTAAATTCTTAGACAGAGGTGTGCATGCAACACTTCAACAGAGTGGGTGCGGGCGGTCGTGTGCAGCATGACAATGCAATCGACATGAACCTGCACACAGCCCAAGTCCGCGGTGATTGCATCATCGGGGGCAGACTGTACGTAGACGGTATAGAGTTTGCCTCAAATTCGCACGTGCAAAACGCCACCTCCCAATCGAGTGTGGACGCGGGGGGTTCGGGGAACTCGATGCAAATCTTCACCGGGGACGAGGGGCGGCGAATGAACCCTTTTGGCGCAATCCAACCCGTCGGCAAGTGGGGTCCAGGGTGTCTTAACGGCAGACCCAACATCCGGACAGGAGGCATCATCAGCCATGGTTCTAATTGGCCTACCATTGGCGACATCCGCGATGCAGGGCTCGACACCTTGGACAGCTTCCTGATGTTCACGTTCGACATGGAGCAGCTCCCTGTACACCTTCCTTTTTTGGGGGAGTCCCTGTCCATTTCGATGGGTAGTACTACCACTCATTACATTACCTACGGCACAACCATAGCACCTAGATCGGTCAGTATCGCGATAAATAGGGGTCTAATCAATGCTATGCCACCGGGACAGCCAGATCCGGTGAGATTAGTGTACGTAGCAGATGGAGGGGCTGAATACAGTTTGACTGGCCCAAATAACGGTATGCAGTCGTATACTGCATGGGATGGGGATGTAACATGGACCACACAAAACCCAGGGGGGGAGTTGGTAGCTTTGAATGGAGGCGGTACCGTCGACGTTTCTGGCGGCGACAACACCTTAGCAGCGATCTCGACATCCCTCCTGCCTCATCAAGGTACCACCTCCACCACAATAACTATCAACACTCAAAACAAAGACACGTTCGTCAATGCCCTCTCGACTGGTCATTTGGTCAATCCCTTAAGGACGATCGGGTTGCCAACTGTGCGGATAAAGAATCAAGCGGCCCATCATAACTCTACACCTCGGCCGGGATACTTCTACGACACAGGCGGTACCTTGTGGGATGATGACATCGTACTTACCACTTCACAGCCTGTCGCTGGAGGTGAGTCCTGGGTTACGTACTTACCACTTGGCCAGATGGTGCGCGATGCGAGCTTAGCGGCTAACCCGCCAGTTGCCACAAACGGAGTCTACATTTACCAGCCTGAAATGAGCCCAGCGGTTATCACTGATGTCACTACCACCGCAGTACCACCGGGGATCACGTCCATTAGTTCAGGTACGATTGAGTTTGAATACCAAGCTGGGCAGTTCCTCTTGCTACCATTAGACCTCATAGAACGAGCTGGTGCCACGAGTTTAACGAGTTTTCAGCTATTGCAATTTCAAACAATACCCAGGGAGGGTTTTGTACCGATCCCAGTTGCTGATACATGGGACTGGATGTGGCCAGATGGGCAGGGAGGTGTGGGTGGGACGACCAGGCAATTCGCGTATTGGGGTACCACTGCAGTCGGCACGGCTCCGACTTGGCACGCATCAACTACCGGTCTCTTGACCGGTTACGCGACGTACGCTCAGTTACTGATGCGCCTAACTAGTGGCAAGGCAGCAGTCACTGCTGCGAACCAAACAACGGGAGACCCCGTGCGAATGCAATTAAGGTGGCCTCCGTCATAATTTCTCGTCGTCAGTTGTCGCGATGATCAGTCTTACACAACAGATCATGCCACAAGGTGATAATGTGATCGACGCGAGGGTTGAGGGACACGGGATAAATTTAAACGTCGTACTAACAGTCCCTTTGGTCACTGGGGCCGGAATCTTGCCCGCCAGTTCAACTGCACCGGTGACAGTGCCAGTGTTGGTGCCTTCATACCTAGACTACAATGCAAACTTCAGTCCGCGGAACGTTGCAGACAGGCTGCTTACCAACTCAGCGACACCCCCTCCCTCCGAACCCCCAGACACCGTTAACGTTGGGCGCTCAACATGCTTTGGGTTGGTCCGGTACGAGCACGATGTTGCAGGACAGACTCGCCAGCAAATCGTTACTCATGGCGTTTACTCAACTACACAGACGGGACCAGGGTACACCAGTAATGCAGCTCACAGAACGCCCGAGAGACAAGGTGTCTATGTGTGGATAAACATCGACCCTGTGAATGGAACTGGTGAATGGAAGCAACTCGCGTGGGTCGAACAAGGGAATGCCATTCTACAAGGTCCATCAACACAAAGTGGCCCTGCTGGAACACCTGCGGTTACGACTAGCATTGACCATTTCACAGTCCCAGTGCGCGTCTCTCATGCTGACGGCTTAAAATCACACAAAGTCATCCAACAAGAGACCGTAACGGAAGGCATCTACTTTGCAGACTCCAACGCGAACAATGCTGGTAACACTTGGGTTCCGAAACATGCTAGCGACATCAACGTTAATAATGCAGGCCAGCCATCGCGCACGGCAGTGTGTCGTCCGGGTATCCGGGCGGGGTACACGAGTGATTACACTGCTGCACAGCAAGCAGGTACAAGTGGGACGGCCAACATGCCCTGTGGGTGGCCCAAGGATGGGCAGCTGCCAAATCCACCAAATTCAGTTGTTGGTGGAGCTAATTACCATTTCGCCAACCCTACCTACTCTTTACACGCTGCACACCGCTTTCACCCAATGCAGCTCCTCGGTGCGAGCGAGTTTAAACAGGTGCCCTACATCGAGTTCGGAGAGGAGATCGAGCACTCTCCTGACATAGCAGGTACCTATACTAATCCATGGGAGGCGAGCAACAAGGTCTTCATGGACTGTTGGATCATGTGGGCGCGGCCGTTAGCATGCAACATGAAATCGTATTCGGCTAACACCGATTCGGCCAATGTCAACCGAAATGGAACGCTGGACTGTGCGTACTTGGAGACCCGCGCGCCACGGTTCAGCATCGGGACGAGGAATTTGCGGAATTACTGGGCTGACTTTTGGGTGTGGGGAAGCCATACCTGGTTTGGCGGTTTAGGTAATCCGGGAAACACCGTTGTAGGAGCCCATCACAGCGGCAACACAAACTATACAGGAGCCCCAGCGACCCTCGGGACAGACGAAAACGTTCAAAATGCGTATTACTGGTACAATGTCGGGGCTACGAATCCGTCCATTGGTGCAGCCGGGTATGCTGGTTGTTACTCAATCGAACTCTTCGGCGGTATGATTGCAGTAAGTGGGGCTTTTGGGACGAGACATGACGGGGGCGCGGGGATTTATGCAGGTCAGACATTCGGTCCAGGGTATTCGGGAAACCTGTTTGGAACCCCTGATTGGCAGTATCCTATGACCTGGGCCTACATCATGGCGGATTGGGGCTCTGGAGCCGCCCAACAAGGTAATTACCCTGGCAAAGTCATCTACCCGATTGATTGCAATCAGGCATACAAAGCACAGACGTTTAGTGATGCACGGATGAAGTACAACATCAAAGACATTACGGGTGCGTTGGAGGTCGTCCGGCGGCTGCACGTGAAGCGTTACCGCAAGCACTCGCGTCCATTGGCCCCGGAGGAGCGTGAGTGGCTCGAGGCCGGTTCAGATCGCGTGCTTCCGCCGGATGTGGTTCACGAGAAAGGTGAGTATTACACCTATGGTGCGGTGTCGGAGGAGGTCGGCTTCATTGCGCAGGAAGTCTACGAGATCCCTGAACTCAAGCACACGATCGAGGAAGAAACGGACGGTAGGCTTAAGCTCGCACACAATGACCTCCACGCCTACACGACCGCAGCGGTGCAGGAGCTCGACGCGAAGGTCATCGACCTCAGCGCGGCCGTGAACATGTGGCAGGCTGTCCCGGGGCCGCAAGGCCCTGCAGGCTCGAACGGCGTCGACGGCGTGCAAGGTGCACAGGGTCCGCCGGGGCCGCAGGGTGTGCCGGGGTCGACGGGTGCCGCCGGGCCGCAGGGTCCAGCCGGTGTGCAGGGCGCACAGGGTCCAGCTGGTCCGGCAGGGCCACAGGGTGCAACGGCGAACATCGACGACCTCACCGCGGTCGTTACGCAACTCCAGCAGATGTGTTCCCGCCTCGTGACACAGATGAGCAGTAACTCCCGCCGAATTGAGGCTTTAGAGCGACGTTTCCAAGAAACTTCCTGATGACAGTCTTCGTGCCGCACAAGCTGAAGGTGTGGCAGCCGGAGCACTTCCGCGGGCCGATCGAACGCCGCTGTCATTGGTGCATCAAGCCCAAGCAGCGCGTCTCCACCATGCTCCAAGTCCTGGAGGCCCCGATGCGCTACCACTTCTGCAGTGAGAAGTGTCTGCACCTTTGGCGTCAACACCGCCATGACGATGGTGTCGTCGAATGGTTGCGTAAGTGTCCTGGTGAACGCGACAAAATCCTAAGGGAAATTCGAGATGCAGGCATTTAAGGACCCTTGCCAGATGGCCGCGACGACACTACTCGCCTACGCGACGTACATCACCGCGACGTGCCCGTGTCGAAAGATCAATGGCTGCCATTACAATCACTACTTTCTGAGTGTGGGATTAGCCTCCCTCCTCATACTGAAATCGAATGTCAAAGGCTGAGAAGTCGCTGAGGTATTACGAGGACGTGTTTAAATTAGAGCACAAACAGGCGCGCGACGAGTGGCTGCGGCTGTGTAGCCTGTTCAAGGACGTGTGTTGGTATAACTTCGAGACGGCTTGTAACGGGTGGAAGTATCCGTGGCGGGTGACGAACCCGTACAGTCCGGTGAGCTTAACAGGGCGACGGTTCGTGCAGCGGTGGGTGCGTGGTAGTCTGATGGAGCACGGGACCTTCCCGGTGTGGTTTAGCGGCGATGTAAAGGACGCACCGAAGCTCCCTCCGGAGATCATCCTGAACGAACTGGTGGCCGCGAAGGAGTACATGGTCGCCTGCGAACGGCAGATCTCAGCCCCGTACGATTGGGCACCAGGGGGGGCGATGTACGAGGCTCTCCTGCGCACGACGCTGGTCGGCAAGCCGCCCGATGAGCAATGTCTCCGGAAGCGCAAATTTTCCCATTGAGCAGTGTGATGAGCGACGAAGAGACGGAGCTCATGTTGACAGAGGAGAGCGACGCCGAGAGCGAAGACAGCGTCACAGTCGATGAGATCCTCGAGATGCATGCAGACGGCGCGCGTCTGTGCTACCTCTGCCACACCACAGACGGCACCGAGGAGATGATTGACCGCTCTGACCTGATGGACGGGGGGGTGCAACAGAAGCTCGTTTTCGCGTTCGAACGGCGGGAACCCCCGCCGTGGGACGAGG